GTGCTAATTCTACTGTGCCAGGTGCTACTGGTTCTACTGGTCCGCAAGGCAGTACAGGTGCTAATTCTACTGTGCCAGGTGCTACTGGTTCTACTGGTCCGCAAGGCAGTACAGGTGCTACTGGTCCCGTAGCAGGTAGCAACACACAAATTATATTCAATGATTCAGGTGTTGCAAACGGTAGTGCTAATTTAACCTTTGACAAAGCATCCGACACACTTACGTTAGCAAATGGTTCAAAAATATCAGTTGGATCAAATATAGACGTAGGTACATTTGTTGGTAACTGGTCATTAAGTACAGGTTCAAGACTTAATGCAACCTATGCTGACTTAGCAGAACGTTATGTGTCTGATAAACTATATAAACCCGGAACAGTTCTTATATTTGGTGGCAAATTTGAAGTTACAATAGCCAACACATTTGATAGTAAGGCTGTGGCAGGAGTAGTATCAACTAATTCAGCATATTTAATGAATTCAGCTTGTGAGGGCGAATATGTAATTGATCTTGCACTAGCAGGTCGTGTACCGGTATTAGTAGAGGGCAATGTTTCTAAAGGTGATTTAATGGTTTCAGGAACAAATGGTCATGCAATAGCAAATAATCTAGCACAAGCAGGAACAATTATTGGTAAATCGTTAGAAAACTTTATAGGAACCAACGGTATAATTGAAGTTGTGGTTGGAAAATCATAAGGAACAAAAATGGTAACTTTAAGTTTATTATCACATATGTGTCCCAAAACAAAAGTAAGTGTGCTTGAGGGTTACTTAGAACCACTAAACACCGTAGCTGAATACTATGAAATGAACGAGAATCCAGCAAGATTGGCTGGTTTTCTAGCGCAAACAGCACACGAAAGTGGTGGGTATACTGCTATTAAAGAAAATCTAAACTATAGTGCTAAAGGACTAATGGGTACATTTAAAAAGTATTTCCCTAATGAAGATTTAGCAAATCAATATGCAAAAAAACCAGAAAAGATTGCTAATCGTGTATATGCTAATCGTATGAGCAACGGATCAGAAGAATCAGGTGATGGATATCGCTTTTGTGGTCGTGGATTAATTCAATTGACCGGTCGTGCTAACTATACTAAATTTGCACAAGACTTGGGAATGAGTTTAGAAGATACCGTGACTTACTTAGAAACACCAAATGGTGCTGTAGCAAGTGCAGGATGGTTTTGGGATAATAATAAACTAAATCAATACTGTGATAGTGGTGATTTTGTAACATTAACTAAGCGTATCAATGGCGGAACTATTGGATTAGAAGATAGAAAGCATCATTTTGAATTAGCAATGCATTACTTAACAACATAATATGTCACAACCAATTTGGACTACCGCTGCAGGTTCTATAGCAAATTCTCCATATGGATATCCAATGTCGTATCTATTGGTGGCAACACCTGTATCACCCGCTACTAGCGTCACTTATACTGTATTAGCAGGTGATTTTCCTGACGGATTATCATTAAATCAAACTACAGGTTTAATAAGTGGCACACCTTCATTAGTTATTGAAAATACTATTAGTGCATTTACAGTAAGGGCCACTGATAATTTAAATAATTTACGTGATAGAACATTTACTATTACAGTAGGTGGTACTACCGTTCCGCAATTCACTACACCATCTGGTGAATTAATAAACAATCAAGACAGTATTTGGACTCAAATACAAATACAATATTCAAATCCTGATGTTAATAATCCAGTTGAAATAAAATTACAACAAGGAATATTGCCACCTGGAATAGAACTTGCTTCTAATGGATTATTACAAGGGTATCCTAATCCACCTATCATAAGCGTGAATTTGTCGTTGATAACTGCATCTGGTTTATCAACGGATTCAACAACGGATTATATAACATGTTCGTTATCGTTAGCTGGTGTAATACTAGGTCGCCCAGTTACATTCACATCTCCAATAGGTGGAATTGAAGCCGGTGTAACATATTATGTAAAGTATATTGATGCTGTATCTAATTCATTCAGTATTTCAATAACTCAAAATGGAGATACAATTCCTCTTATAACTGCTACGGGTGCGATGACCATTACTTTCTCCGCAGTGTCTAGCGGTGACCCTATTGCAAGAACATATAATTTTGCATTGCAACTGGTAAGCCCATTGGGTAATGATATACAGACATATTCTATTACTGTGCTTAATCAAGCCTTAACTAACTCTCCTAATACTAGAAATCCTACGTTATTAAATACAAGGCCATTAACTATTCAGGTAACTGACGTTGATCCATATCACGGATATTATGTATTACCACCAGTTGCGCCAAGTGAAAATGCTCAAATGGGTACTTTTTTAAGCGATAACTTTTTTTCATTCAAATTGATTGGATATGATTTTTATGGGAATGATATTCAATATATATGTTCTGGATTACCATTGGGTATAACATTTAATTCTGTCACTGGTTGGCTAACAGGCACTCCTGCACTAGCGTTACCGGGTATCAACAGCTATACATTTACTGCACAAGTAGTTAAAACAAACTCTTTGTCCATTACATCACCTATATTCAATTTTGGATTTATATTAAGGTTAGACGTTACTGGAGAAATTGCCTGGACAACACCGTCAGATTTAGGCATAATATATAACGAAACAGTAAGTACATTACAAGTATCAGCAGTGAGTGATGTAGATTTAGAATATAGACTAACATCAGGATCATTACCGCCTAATTTAATATTATTGTCTAACGGTGAAATAACGGGAGTTGTAGCTAGTCAACCTCTTGAAGAATTACTGTCAGTTGGAACTAGTACTGAGTTTTCTTTTACCGTGCAAGCATTTTCTACTACTTTCAATATAATACAATCTAGTAAAACATTTAACTTAACCGTATATCAAGAATATGGACAACCTACTGATATTCTTTATATTGAAGCAGCACCTAGTATACATGACAGACAGATATTAAAAACTTTATTAGATGATGATGTTTTAATTCCAGAAGCATCATTATACAGACCAAATGACATTTATTTTGGTAAAGCAACAAGTGTAATATATCAACATGCATTTGGCATATATGCTAGTAATTTACAAGAATATATTGCAGCAGTTACACAAAATCATTATTGGAGAAATATAACCTTAGGTGAATTAAAAACAGCAGTTGCCAGAGATAATAACGGTGACATTATATATGAGGTAGTATACAGCGAAGTTATAGATAATTTAGTAAACCCATATGGAATAAGCATAGAAAGTGAAATTTATTGGCCATATCCTATTAATTTAGGGTTAGGTCCATGGTATACTAGTGTTACTAATATTTTTACAAGTTATATTAATGTGATGGATCAATCTTATTTCACAAGTTTAACTCCAGGTTTTGCTAGAGTATTATATCCAAATAGTTTATATAACATGCGTAATCGGGTTGGTCAAGTGTTGGGACAAGTTTACAACAGTACATTATTACCATTATGGATGACAAGTCAACAACCAAATGGTAGTACATTGGGTTATACTCAGGCTTGGGTAATTTGCTACACAAAACCTGGATTTGCTACAACTATTAAAAATAATATAAATGACGATTGGGCATATAAATTAAATCAAATTAACTTTAATATAGACAGATTTACAGTTGATAAGAGTACAACATATGACTGGGAAAATAATCTTACTCCACCGGCGTGGGTAGGATTACCTAGTGCTACTCCAGTACCCAATCCGTTAAATAGTCAAGATTTTTATGTGTTATTCCCTAGAGAAACCATACTTCCTGATGAAACCCAATAATAAATTGTTTTGCAATTTCATGAAATAATAAATACTAAATAGATATAACGGAATAAAAAATGAGTTCTATAAACACAAATCCAATTAATGTAAATTATCCTGTCCCCGGTGTTAATAATAACAGTCAAGGGTTCAGAGATAATTTTGCCTCTATAGTAACCAACTTAAACACAGCAGCTACTGAAATAACAGACTTGCAAAACAACGTAGTAGTAAAGCAAGCACTTAGCGGCACTACCGTTAATAACAACATGGCTAATACACTTATCAGTAATGCAAGTGTACGTGGTTTTAGATCCACTACTTATAACTTGGGTAATGCATTATCTAATACAGTTTTAGTTGATGTATCTTTAGGTGATGTACAATATGGAACAGTTGCTGCTAACACTGTAATTAATTTTGGAAGTTGGGCACCAACTGGCACCCAAAGTAATGTTCAATTAAATCTGTCGGTTTCTAACGCAACCGCAGTTTTACAGTTTTCAAGTAATGTGATTATAAGTAACAATACCGGATCTTCTACCTTAGAGAACTTTTCTAATATAGGTGGATTAACGAGTATAACAGTACCATATGGTGTAACTGAACTTAATTACTTAATAAGTACAGTTGATTGCGGTAATACATTGTATATCACTCCGATCAATAGACCAAGAGTCTCAACTGCGATACAACAACGTAGTCCTATCCCAACTGGTTTCCAAGGTGATGTAGCAGGTGATGTTGCAGTAGATGCAAATTATATCTATGTTTGTTCTGCTGCATATGATGCGACTACTGTAACTAAAACCGGCATCACGCACACTTATTCATCGGGTAACATAATTACTTTACCTAATGTTACAAGTTTAGCATTAAATGCACCAATTATATTTTCTGGTAATGTTTCAACTAGCGGAATAGTTGCAAATACAACTTACTATATCAAAACCATTAGTAGTCCTGATATAACTATATCAGCAACTGGATTTGACGGCACGGCCGGAAATACATTTGCTATTGGTAATTCTTCAACTGGTAATATGCAGGCTACTAGTTATAACGGTTCTACTATTTGGAAACGTATTGATTTAGCGACTGCAACAGGAAATGATACTGTTACTGGTAACTTAACGATTGCTGGAAATACAATTACGTCCGGATACGCAATTGGTTCAGTTACAACTGGTATTTCAGCAGCCGGTACTGTACAAGCAGATGCTACAGCAATAACCAAAGATAATAATATCGTATCTACAGTTAATAGTGGTGAGGGTGTGAAATTACCAACTGCAATTGCTGGCATGAGAATTTATATTAAAAACACTTCTGCAAATGCAGTATTAGTTTATCCAGCAACCAGTGCAACAATTAATTCATTATCACCAAATGCTGCGTATTCACAGGCTGGAAATGCCAGTGCGTTTTATACTGCTGCAAATAGTACCCAATGGTATAGTTATTAAAATATAACGAGTATATAAAATCCAACTAAATATCTGAATGGAACATCCATTCTTAGATAAGAAGTCACTGTCTGAAAAGACATTGGAAGAAATTCAGACCTCATTGACTGATCTGATGAATAAACTTAATTTTGCTCACAGAACTGGAAATAGACCATTAATCAACCAACTTCACATGGTAATAGAAAGCTATCGTGCTGAAGCAAGTAAAAAACTAGATGATGTAATGAAGAAACAAAACCTTCAAAATCAGGTTAATATACAAAAAGAGGAAAAAATTGGCAACAAGAATTGAACGTGAATTTGCATTCCAAGCTGGTGTTTATTTTGAAGGCGAATTCTTAATGACCATTTATGAACTTTCATTACGTATGGAAGTTGATGCAGCATCTATAAAAGAACAAAATATAGCAATGGACAGAATACATTATTTCTTACATGAATGTTTGGGTAATAGTATTTTTGTACAAGATTCAGAAAAAAAAGCTATAGAAAAATATCTACAAGCTGATATTAAAGTTTGTACCCTACCTGAAGAACCATATGATCAGATCATAACCATTCTTCTTTTGTTGAAACTAAACGCAATAACAGAAGGTAAATTACACATAACTGATATATCACTCATGTCTGGATTAAGTGATGATGTTAAATTTGTATATAATATAGAAAAT